CGGATTTAATCACTAAGCGAGGAAATTTCCGGGTCAAGCGAGAGCTCTGGATGTATTGGAAAAATACATCCCACTCCGCTGAACCAAGAGATGACTTCGCTGGTAAGCCCTTTGACTGGAAACCAACAGCCACAGAAATGTGGCCCGGTTTCTGTATCTTAGTAAGCTTACGTCTTAATGACCTCAATACATTCTTCGGTGGGTCGAATTGAACACTCGGCCCATATCGAATATATGTATCAAGCTCAAAAGATAGTGGCCTGCCCGTGTGAACGGTTAGCCTTGAAACCGTTGCCCCAAGCAAAGACATAGGAACACACGACCAAATCTTTGCACAAAGAGAGTCAAATGGCCTACCATAAACCATAGACAAGATAGCAACCTTATTACAGGCAACTATCAAGTCATGAGGAGAACTTAACCACCTTAAATCAAAGGCGACTAAGTATCCTAATGAATCTATGTAGTAAGACCCACATGACTCCCTATAGTCGGATCTGATATTAGTTTTATCAGAATTAACAACAAACCCGGCTAATTGCAAATTTTGACAAATCTCTTCAGCATATTGGTTCTGACATATAATGTCATCCCCAAACACTGTCGAGGTATTGTCAAACGACCTGGTTAATGCTGTAAGGACTAAGGTCATCAAATCAAACGTAAACCCGTTACCCATACTAGAAACCTTATTGACAACGTAAAAGTTGTCATCAGGACCTAAGGTCATGTCTGACCTACAGGAGAGTACTTTGGAAAGTACCTTTCGAGGTAGAAGGTAAGAGATTAATTTGACACTGACTGCATCACTGCAATCAGATAAATCGATTGTAGCGACGTTTGAGTCGCTAATTCGATGACGATGCACATCTGCAAGGTGATCGAGGTCGATCCCAAAAGAGTCGAAAAGACACTTTCGGATACCAAGTCCGACAGCACGCTGGACAAGCATATTGCATAAGGGCTCCAGACAAATCGGCCGATCCTTAAGATTATTCTTAGGGACAGTCGACCATCTGTTGCCTTGAACAAAGGACACTATTTGAAAAAGTTTAAACGCGTAAATCTG